CGTCTCATGGCCCGAGAGGGTCTCTCCGCCAACATCAGCATCGTCAACTTCGCTTCGGACGACTGACAATGGAATGGTTCGGAAAAGAACGGGAGCAAGTTCGGATGGTCTCCGACCGAAAATACGAGCTCATCAAGAAGCTCGAGGAAGAGGGGGTTCTGGGTTCTGAACTCTGCCCAGAGCCCCACTACTGGCACTGGCCGGTGCTCAAGCCGGAACTCTTGCCGGAGAGCCTCAAACAAGATATCGCCGACTATGGCGAGATCCGCCTCTACTGAAAAGGAAACGACTTAAATGTCGCTCATCATCGAAGAGTACACCCGCAAGCCGTTCAACATCGAGGCCGTTCAGGTCACCCGGGAGAACATGGAGGAGGTCGCCAAGTGGTGTGGCGGCGTTGTCCAACTCGATGCGAAGAACAAGCGGTACATCAAGGTCGACGTCAACCTCCCGCTCACGGAGAAGCAGACCAAGGCGTACCTCGATGACTGGGTGCTGAAGTCCGACAACCGCGGCAAGGGGCGGTTCAAGGTCTACACCCACAAGGCGTTCGTGCACTGCTTCGACAAGATCGAGAAGGACTTCCAGCAGGACGAGCTTCCGCTCGACGTGAAGCCGGCTCCGAAGATCCACATGCCGGCGGGATATCCCGAACCCAGCACTCGCTGAGGTTCAAACAGTGGGGTGCTTGAGGGGAGACACTCATCGCACTTAAACGACCAAACGCACCGGTTTAGGCGCCCACGCATCTCTTGATATCTGGACTGACATGGTCAGGGCAAACACAGGTTTCGTAGTAAAGGTCAAAGGCGGGTGGTTGGCCAAGTGTTCACAGTGCTCCTGGAGTGTTAGACGGAAGCACTGGCACGCTGCCGCATCTGTCGCTGCGTTCCACAAACACGATTGAGGGAGGTGAGAAACGTGCTCGCTCACGGGCATCCGCCGTAGTAAAGGTACTACAACGAGGATGGGCACCCTCATATCTGAAGCCCTTTAAGACTCGAAACATTGAGTGATAACAACTTCACACGCACCTCCCGTTGAGCCGGCGGATCCAGATGATCGGGACCGGCCATCGCATAGGGAAGAGACCCCGGCTTTCAGGGCATTGAGCCATGCTTGACGCAATCAACAGCCCAAAACCGTTTTACGTCTGCAGTACCACTACCAGGAAAGGGAGGGATGGGACAGCCTCGGACAGGGCTCCTATCCCTCCCGATCTTGGACTTAAATTTTTCGGAGGAATAATGGATGTGCCAAAGAATTTTCGAGAGGTAAAGGTCTTCTTTGTTCAAGAGAACAACACCGTCAACCTCCTGGTTTGCGAGAGGTGCGGAGCTCTGGTGTTCGCTCCCTTGAGTCACGAGATGTGGCACAAACAGCTCCGAATTGACCTCGATGGTTGAGCTATATCCTCACCAGGAGAAGGCCTTGCACGAGCTCCACAACGGCTCCATATTGTGGGGGGATGTCGGGACAGGTAAGACCATCACGGCCGCTGCATACTACATGAAAAATGAGGCACCCAAAGATGTCATTGTCATCACGACTGCCAAAAAACGCGATTCCCTTGACTGGGACGGGGACTTTGCCAGGTTTGGAGTCGGCCGACAGAAATCTGGCACAGTTGCAGGAACTCTTACGGTTGACTCTTGGAATAACATCTCGCGTTATCGGGATCACCAGGGATGTTTCTTCATTTTTGACGAACAACGTGTGGTTGGATCTGGAGAATGGACAAAGGATTTCATTCGAATTGCACGCAACAATCGATGGATCCTACTTAGTGCCACACCCGGAGACACTTGGCTTGATTACATCCCAGTCTTCATCGCCAACGGACTCTACAAGAACCGAACCGAGTTCCTCCGAGAGCACGTCATCTACAACAGATGGAGCAAGTTCCCCAAGGTTGACCGATACGTCGGAGTCAACAAGCTAGTCAAGTATCGAGACAAGATCTTGGTGGAGATGCCATATCTTCGGCACACCACCCGGATCACTGAGAAGATCAAGGTCGAGTTCGACAAGGAACTCCTAGATAAGGCGTTGGTGCAAAGATGGCATGTCTACGAGAATCGTCCATTAAGGGATGTAGCGGAACTCTTTCTTGTGATGAGAAAGATTGTCAATTCCGATGCTTCGCGTCTGGAAGCGGTGAGAACGTTATTGCGCACTCACTCGAAGGTCATTGTCTTCTACAACTTCGACTTCGAGTTGGAGAAGCTGCGGGAGTTGAAGGAGACCAACTGGGGTTGGGAGATCGCGGAATGGAATGGTCACAAGCACGAACCGATCCCGGAGACTGATTCGTGGCTGTACCTGGTGCAGTACCAAGCGGGCTCAGAGGGATGGAACTGCATCTCGACGGACGCGATGGTATTCTACAGCTTGACGTATTCGTACAAGAACTGGCACCAAGCACACGGTCGGATCGACAGGCTCAATACGTCATATTCGACCTTGCACTACTATGTCTTGATGTCGGATTCCCTCATCGACAAGGCGATCATGCGCTCTTTGAAGAGTAAGAAGAGCTTCAACGAGTCTCGCTTCCTCAAGTCGATCACAACTACCCACTCGCAGGAAATTACATGATCTGCCCGATTTCGGGCAAAAAACGGGACGATCTGCCAAAAATTCTGCCAAATCTGCCAAATCTGACCTAAAACTCTTTCTCAAAGACACGAGTGGGTAGTTAAAAAACAACTACCCACCATGCACAAAATAAAAAAGTTTTGGCGAAAATTTTTGGATTTGTCATCAAGGAGCTGAAGTGGAGAACTGGGGCAACATCAAAGGCTTCCAAGGATATTCGGTGAGCGATCTCGGTCGAGTCCGTAGAGACGACAACGGCCGAATCCTCACGATCCTAAGAAACCCACACGGAACATGCTACGTCGGCATGACGATAGGAAAGAAGCAGCACCGTCGTTCACTACCACAGCTTGTAGGAAATACGTTCGTACCAAAGCCGGCAGGCCGAGAAGGCTTCGACCGTCTGATCCATCGAGACAACGACCAATCCAACAACCGAGCCGACAACCTCGAATGGCGTCCTCACTGGTTCATGGTCAAATACCTGCTCCAGGCCACCAGAGGTCCAGAAGGCAGCGATATTCCGGTTGTCGAGATCAAGCATCAAGAGATCTACCCGAACACCTGGGAAGCGGCCCTCGCCTTCGGTCTGCTCGAGCGGGATGTTATCAGTTCTATCCTGAACCGTACCTTCACGTGGCCTACGTTTCAGGAATTTCGGTACCTTGCAAATTAACTACCCACTCGCAGCCGGATCGCAGGATATAATAGAAGGAGTAGAAACAAGCTCCCCTATTTTTCGGAGGAACTCGTGCGAGAAACTGGGCGTAACGGATTTAAAGCTCGGCTTATAAAAGAGTTGGAGCATCGTTTCCCTGGTTGCATCGTGTTCAACCTCGATCCGAACACCGTCCACCAGGGTGTTCCGGATTTGTTGATCCTCTACCGAAACACGTGGGCGATGCTTGAAACGAAGGGTGCGTACAACTCTAGACGTCGACCGAACCAAGAGTTCTACGTCAACTTCTACAACGAGATGTCGTACGCAAACTTCATCTACCCTGAAAATGAAGAGGAAGTGCTGGATGATCTTCAACAAACATTCCAACCTCGCCGGCGCTCACGCATTTCTAAGCGCTAGCAAGTACCACTGGATTCGCTATGATGAAGACAAGCTCGAACGGCTCTTCACCACAGCAATGGAAGCTCAACGGGGTGTTGAACTTCATGACCTGGCGCATCAGCTTATTCGTCAAGGTGTCAAACTTCCGAACACTTCGGCTACGTTGAATAGGTATGTCAACGATGCCATCGGTTTCCGCATGAAGCCCGAACAGGTGCTTTATTACTCACCCAACTGTTTCGGAACTGCGGACGCCATCGGTTTCACGCAACGATCAAAGAAGCTTCGCATCAGCGACCTGAAGACTGGAAAGACTCAGGCTTCCATGGACCAGCTTCTGATCTATGCTGCGCTGTTCTGTCTCGAGTATCGCTACGAACCGTTCGATGTCGAAACCGAACTGCGCATTTACCAGAACGACGACATCAAGCTCCTCATCCCTGATCCTGTCGATATTTCGACGATCATGGAGAAGATCAAGTACTTCAACAAGCGTCTCAACGCACTCATGGAGGAGGCAGAGTCGTGATCATCGATGTGGACGACTACATCGCGCACTACGGCACGCCTCGCCATTCGGGGCGTTATCCTTGGGGATCGGGCGATGACGACAGAGGTCAGCGAAACAAGAACTTCCTGAACTACGTCGCCGGCCTGAGGAAGCAAGGATTGAGCGAAACCGATATCGCTCGAGGTTTGGGTATCACCACTACCCAGCTACGCGCAGCCAAGACCATTGCAAAGAACGCTCAGAACCAGGCAGATATTGCTATGGCTCAGCGTCTCAGAGACAAAGGTCTATCGAACGTGGCTATCGGTGAACGCATGGGTAAGCCTGAGTCTTCGATTCGTGCTCTTCTGGCTCCAGGCCGGAAAGAGAGAGTCGATATTCTCGAAACCACTTCCAACATGCTCAAGGATCAGGTCGAGAACAAGAACTACATCGATATCGGTGCCGGCGTAGAATATCATGTCGGCGTGAGTCGAACCAGGTTCAACACGGCAGTTGCGATGCTTCAGGAACAGGGCTACAAAGTCCACTACGTGAAGGTGGAACAACTTGGTACTGGCAAGCAGACCACAGTCAAGGTTCTGTCGAAGCCGGACGTTCCATATTCCGAGGTCTATCGCAACCGAGACAAGATCCAGCAGATCACTGATTTCTCTGAAGATCATGGTCGTTCATATCTTGGGCTGAAGACTCCTCTTTCCGTCAGCTCAAAGCGTGTCGCTGTTCGGTACGCCAACGAAGGCGGAAAGGATGCGGATGGTGTTATTTACGTCCGTCCTGGAGTCAGCGATATTTCCCTTGGTAATGCTCGCTATGCGCAGGTTCGTATTGCTGTGGATGGTACGCACTATCTCAAGGGTATGGCCATGTACAAGGATGACCTGCCTGATGGTGTCGATCTCATGTTCAACACCAACAAAAACAACACAGGAAATAAGCTTGATGCGTTGAAGACGCTGAAAGACGATCCTGACAACCCGTTCGGTGCCGTTGTTCGACAACTCATCGATCCAGAGACTGACAACGTCATATCTGCGATGAATATCGTCAACGAAGAGGGCTCTTGGGAAAGATGGTCTAGAAACCTACCTTCCCAGATGTTGTCGAAGCAAAGTCCAATCCTGGCCAAGACACAGCTGAATATGACGTTTGAGCGGAAGCGTGATGAGCTTGATGAGATCGAGCACCTCACCAACCCCGCTGTCAAGAAGAAGCTTCTTGAATCATTTTCTGATGATGCTGATTCTTCGGCTGTTCATCTGAAGGCTGCGGCCATGCGAAATCAAAAGTCGCATGTTATTCTCCCCATCGCATCGATGAAGGAGACCGAAGTCTACGCTCCGAACTATGACAACGGAACTCGCGTTGCCTTGGTTCGGTTCCCTCACGGTGGCACATTCGAGATCCCTGAGCTCACCGTAAATAACCGTCAACCAGAAGCGAAGAAACTTCTGGGTATGGCGCCTGATGCAATCGGTATCCATAGCAAGGTTGCCGAGCGTTTGTCTGGTGCCGACTTCGATGGCGACACTGTCTTGGTTATTCCCAATGACCATGGCAGAATCAAATCCTCGCCACCTCTCGAAGGACTGAAGGGTTTCGATCCTCAGAGCGCATATCCTCCTTACGATGGAATGCGTACGATGGATGGCGGAACTTGGAACGCGGCAAAGAGGAAGGTCGAATTCAAACCCGGCCAACTTCCTTCGTCTCGTACCAAGCAGTTTGAGATGGGTGTTGTGTCCAACCTCATCACCGATATGACAATCCAGAAGGCAAACAACGCCGAGCTAGCTCGAGCAGTTCGGCACTCGATGGTTGTCATCGATGCAGAGAAGCACAGCCTCAACTACAAACAATCTGAGATCGACAACAACATCAAGCAGCTCAAAGAGAAATATCAGAAGAGCAAGCGAGGTGGTGCGTCGACTCTTATTTCGAGGGCAACGGCGGAGGAGCGAGTTCCAAATCGAACCCCCCGTCCAGCAAAAGACGGCGGTCCGATTGACAAGGCCACTGGCAAGAAGGTGTACGTACCAACTGGTGAGACGTATGTAAACAAGCATGGTAAGACTGTGCTTAACACCTTCCGTTCTACGAAGCTTGCAGAAACGGATGATGCACACACCCTCTCATCAGGTACACCTATCGAGAGGATCTA